GTGCTCTTCCGATCTGGAGGAAACATCAGCAGACTTCCAAGTTGGAGATTTCATTACCATCACATCAACCCGTGATGCGAATCATGGTGGACCCGGATTTACAAAAATTGTAAGTCTTACTGATTCCGATACCTCTGGACTCACTATTGAAATGAATAACAACGGATTTGGATATGGTGTAATGCCATCTGGTGCTGGAGTTACTGCCGATGGAACAGAAGTAATTACGGTTGTGGGACAAGTAACCACAGGAACTACTTTCTCTGACGCAGGCATTACTGCCGCTAGTGTTCTATGGAAGTATAGCGAAGAGTTTGATAATAAACTTCCTGCTACTAGTTCTTCTGTTGCTGCACATGGTGCATCATTCGACCTTCTACATGCCATTGTGGTCGATGAAGATGGTGATTGGACTGGAACCAAAGGGACTGTTCTAGAACGATTTGATTCACTATCGAAAGCAAAGAATGCCAAGAGAGAAAACGGAACTTCTCTTTACTTCAAAGACAATATCAACGCATCCTCACAATATGTGTGGTCCGCTGATGATCCCGGTTTTGCAAGTGTAGTTGGTGGTAAATTCGCCTTTGGTGCAGAATCAACTTCTGAGGGTGGTACTTTTGCTAAACTATCAGGAAACTACTACGAGTCACTCGTTGGTGGTGTCGCTGCTGCTCCAGCAGGAGACGACTACTACACCAATGGATATGATCAGTTTGCTGACAGTGAAACCGTCGATATTTCCATCATTCTTGGTGGAGAAGCAGAAGGCATTCAGGCGAAGCAACTAATTGATCTTTGCACAGCAAGAAAAGATGCAGTGGCATTCCTTTCGCCAGCAAAACTCGCAGTTATAAACTCTGCCGGGAACGCATCTAAGAGTGCGGCAATTGCAACAGCGAATGTTTCAGCGTATCGTCAAGGACTTAATGGTTCGGATGCAGGTGGTGACGTAGACTTCACCAACAACAACCTAAACACATCTTCGTCCTACGCAGTCCTCGATAGTGGATATAAGTACATGTATGATCGATACAACGATGTCTTCCGATTCGTTCCACTTAACGCGGATATTGCAGGCATCGCCGTAAGATCAGACAACGAAACCGAAACATGGTTCTCTCCCGCAGGATTCAACCGTGGTCAGGTTCGTGGTGTCGTGAAACTTTCTTACAACCCACTCAAAGCACAGAGAGATGAACTCTATGTTAACAACATTAACCCTGTTGTTTCCTTCCCCGGAGAAGGTACAGTCCTCTTCGGTGATAAGACAATGCAGAGTAAACCAAGTGCGTTTGATAGAATTAATGTAAGACGACTCTTCATTGTTCTTGAGAAAGCAATTGCTACTGCTGCCAAGTTCCAACTCTTTGAGCAAAACGATGCGTTTACCCGTGCATCCTTCCGACAACTTATTGAACCATTCCTTAGAGACGTTCAGTCTCGAAGAGGTTTGATTGACTTCAAGGTTGTGTGCGACGAGTCAAACAATACTGGCGAGGTAATTGATAGAAATGAGTTTGTTGCAGATATCTTTATCAAACCAACTCGTTCGATCAACTTCATTACACTTAACTTCATTGCCACACGAACTGGCATTAACTTTGACGAAATTGGCGGGTCTTCCTCGTAAAACGCCCTACATAGAAAAGGAGATATAACACATGAATATCGAAAGATTTAAATCAGCACTTTCTAGCGGTGGCGTTCGACCAGCATTCTTTAGAGTGCAGGGTGCTATTGGGAAAACAACCTTACCCGATAAAGTTGGATTCTTAACAAAAGCAGCGTCTTTGCCTTCCTCTGAAATTGGGGAAATTCCCGTTGACTACCGGGGAAGGAATCTTAAACTTCCCGGTAAGAGAACATATGGTGATTGGGAACTTACCATCCTATCCGATGGTGAATTTCAGTTAAGAAATGCTTTTGAGCGATGGATGAACGATCTCAACGATGCTGTTGAAAACGTATCTGATCAAGAGCATAACTTAAACAATGTTCTGTTCCCCAACTGGAGCATTGACCAACTAGATCGTACTGGCAAACCATTAAAAACTTATACCATGTTCCACTGCTGGCCAAAATCAGTTTCCGCTATGGAAAACTCGTATGATAATGAAACACTAGCAGAATTTTCCGTGACGCTCGCCTATTCTTACTTCCTCACGAACGACGGAACTGGTAGTAATCGAGTACCTCTCGGTGATGCTGCGTTCCCCGGTGAGTGATAAATAAAGAAGAGGTGATATATGCCAATAGATATTTTTGGTTTTAGTATAGGAAGAAAGCAACAATCGCCTTCGCCAAATTTAGATCCTTCTTTGGGTGTAAAAGAGGCGAAGTCGTTTGTTCCTCCCCTATTAGATGATGCAGGTTATGTAGATGCTGGTGGTTACTTCGGGGCGTATCTTGATCTCGACGGTTCACTAAAAACAGAAGCAGAGTTTATTTCAAAATATCGAGAGATGTCTCTCCACCCAGAAGTGGAAAGTGCCATTGAAGATGTTTGTAATGAAGCGATTGTTCTTGATGATGAACGCAAACCAGTCGAGTTGATTCTCGATCAGGTTGATGCATCAGATCAAATCAAGAAAAGGATGCATGAAGAGTACGAGCAAATTCTAAGACTTCTTGATTTCCAAAACAGAGGATATGAAATCTTCCGGCGATGGTTTATTGATGGTAAGAGTTATTATCATATTATTATTGATAAGACTAATCCCAAAAAAGGAATCGTTGAACTTCGACCGGTCGATGCCCTCAAGATCAAGAAGATGGTTGAAGTCCAAAAGGAAACAGATCAAGATACTGGAACCAAATATGTCAAAAGTGTAAAAGAATTTTACACCTATAGAGAAAACTCAACAGATCAAACCGGTCTTAAACTTTCTCCTGAATCTATTTGCTATTACCACTCAGGTCTTTTTGATCCCCTATCCAACCGTGCGATCAGTTATCTTCATAAAGCAATTAAACCACTAAACCAACTTCGCATGATCGAAGATGCCGTGGTGATCTACAGAATCTCGCGTGCGCCAGAACGAAGAATCTTTTATATCGATGTTGGTTCTCTTCCAAAGAATAAGGCAGAGGCATACGTTCGTGATCTTATGAACAGATACCGAACAAAACTAACATATGATGCGTCTACAGGCGAGGTTCGTGATGAGAAAAAGCACATGTCCATGCTCGAAGATTATTGGTTACCTCGTCGTGAAGGCGGCAAGGGAACCCAGATCGAAACTCTAGACGGTGGACAAAACCTCGGTGAAATGGAAGATGTTGAATACTTCTTAAAGAAACTTTATAAGCACTCAGTATTCCTCAGTCTCGAATGGAAGCAGAAAACGGTTTCAACATGGGTAGATCTTCTGAGATCACCCGAGATGAATTAAAATTTCACAAGTATATCGAACGACTTCGCACCAAATTCAATGCTGTATTTTCCCAACTATTAAGAACACAATGTATTCTTAAGGGGTTAATGAAAGAAGAAGATTGGTGGAAGGTCGAACAAGATCTTAAGTTTGAATATGTCAGTGATAATTACTTCACGGAACTAAAGGATCATGAGATACTTTCAGAAAGACTAGATATATTACAGAGTGTACAAGAACACATTGGTGATTATTACTCTAGAGAATGGGTCAGACGAAATATCCTACAACAAACCGAGAAGGATATGAAGCGGCAAGATAAACAAATTCAGAAAGAGAGAGAACTCGGACTGATTAAGGATGACTCCGGAGGATTCTAATGAGATTTCTTATAGATCTAATCGAAAATAACGACAAGAAAGAGAGTAAGGTTCTAATCGAATCAATGATCTCTGATGTTGTTACTTCTAAATTTTCAGAAAGACGTTCTTCTATCTTGAATATTTTTGAGGAAGAGGGTGCAGCAGAGGATCCAGAGGGAACGATAGATGACCCATTACTACAACCGGGTAGCATTGTCTCTAAAGAATACTTCTTCAAGAGATTCTCGTATGGTGATCATGAAATTCTTATGAAAAAGGTCGGCATGGGGCAAAATGCACCAACCGTAACGTATATTGATGGTGAGCGATATGAGGTTTTCACCACATCTAAGCAGGCAGAAAAAGAAACCATTCGTTATATTAAGGATGGATCATTTGAAAAGGTATCTGCGGAAAAGAAATCAAAAGAAGATGCCGCAGCGAAAGCAAAAGAAGACGAAGCAAACGCTGCTGCCAAGGAAGAAGAAGACAAAGCAACTGCTGAGACCCAAGCAGTTGAAGATGAGAAAAAAGAACAAGAAGAAAATCACGAAAAAATCACAGATTCATTCGAGTATGTGGTTTCTTCTGATCGCCCCAGTATACTAACCTTCAATAGTGGAGAAGAGAAAGTTATCACAGTTTCCGAGGCGACAGACGCATTGGAAATATTAAAACTACTAAATAATGAGAACGGAATAGAATTTTTAAATCGCTTATCTCATAGCAAAACATCTTATCTAGAAACAATAGACTTCTTTCTTGATAAGATCCGAAAAGGAGTAATCTAATGGAAGTTGAAAATATTGTAAGAGCATTGGAACAAGGAAAACTCAATGATGCCAAAGACGGCATTGGTGAGGTTCTTCTTGGTAAAATTGCCAATTCACTAGAAGAAAAAAGAGAAACCCTCGGTGATACCTTAGTTACCCCAACAGATGTGCAAGAAGGTGACAAGGCGGAATATGAGGCATTCTTCAAGAAAGCAATGAAGAAGTTTGGTATCTCGTCTCCTGCTGATCTCAAGTCAGACGAAGAGAAAAAGAAGTTCTTCGATTATGTTGACAAGAATTATAAGGGCGAAAAGAACGAAGAAACTGAAATCGAAGAAGGCAATGAATTCAGTAAAGCACTTCGCACTGCTCGTAAAGAAGGCAAGTCAACCTTCAATGTTGATGGTAAAGAATATACCGTCGAGGATTATGACGAAGAAGAGGAAGACTAAATGCTACTTATCACCGAAGTAAATGATAACGTCAACTTGATCACAGAAGGAACCGATGGTTCTAAAGAATATCATATTGAAGGTATCTTTATGGAGGCAGATAAGAAGAACCGTAATGGTCGTGTCTACCCTCAGAAGATTCTTTTCAATGAAGTCAAGCGTTACAACGAAGACTTTGTTTCCAAAAACCGAGGCATGGGTGAACTAGGTCACCCCGATGGTCCTACCGTTAATCTTGAAAGAGTCTCCCACATCATCAAGGAACTTAAGACTGACGGCAACAACATTACCGGTAAGGCAAAGATTCTTGATACACCATATGGTAAAATTGTAAAGAACCTGATCGACGAGGGCGTTAAAATTGGCGTTTCCTCCCGTGGGATGGGTTCTCTTAAAAACGTAGACGGTATAAATGAAGTCCAAGACGACTTCATGCTTGCCGCAGTAGATATTGTTGCTGACCCATCTGCTCCCAACGCATTTGTTGAAGGAGTCATGGAAGGCACAGAATGGGTTTGGAACAACGGAGTTCTCGAACCTAGACACATTGAATCGTATCGTGACAGGATTCAAAAAGCATCGACTCGAAGTGAGATTCAAGAAGCGAAGTTGTATGCCTTCGCTGATTTCCTGTCAAAGTTAATTTAATTATAGATATCAAAGAGTTAAACAAGGAGCAGACCATGACTCGTAAAGACCCACTTGAAACAGCGAAGGCAATCTTAGAAGGTAATAGATCTTCGCTTACTGAAATGGACGATAAAGAAATGAAGAATGAAATGGCAGCAATGAAGGAAGCAATGATGAAGGAATTATCCGACAAAGATGCTTCTGAAGAAGAAGTTGCTGAAATGATGGACAAGATGGAAGCAATGTCCTACAAAGAGATGAAGGAAATGATGGCAAAAGAAGGCATCAAGTACGAAACCTACGTCTCAGAGGACGAAGTTGAAGAGGAAGTCGAAGTTGATGACGACCTTGAGGACATCGAAGAGGAAGAGGAAAAGGAAGTCGCTAAGACTAAGAGTGACAAACCTGACTCAACCCGTGGTGACACCGAAGGCGATCTTGAAACTCTCAAGAAGGCAAAGACTGCTAAGAAGGTCGATGCTGGTAAGATTAAACCTTCCGCTGCTTCTGGTAAGATCGAGAAACCTTCTATGAAGGAAGATCTCGACGCTCTCTTTACTGGCGAAGAACTCACCGAAGACTTCAAAGAGAAGGCATCGGTCATCTTCGAGTCTGCTATCAACATGCGGGTCGAAGCACTCGTAGAAGAAATCGAAGCAGAACATGCTGCTCAACTAGAGGAAGATAAGGAAGAGTTCCGCAACGAACTATCCGCTAAAATGGATGACTATCTTTCCTACGTTGTCGAAGAGTGGATGAAGGATAACGAACTCGCCATCGAGCGTGGTCTTCGTGGCGACATTGCCGAATCCTTTATGACTGGTCTTAAGGGTCTTTTCGAGGATCACTATATTACTGTTCCTGACGATAAGTATGATCTCCTCGAAGGTCTTTACGAGAAGGTCAGTGGTCTTGAAACCAAACTCGACGAACAGATTCAAAAGAACACAGAACTCAACAAGGATGCTATGGTTTCTCGCTGCATCAACGTCTTCGCTGAAGTCAGTGAAGGTCTTACCGATGCAGAAAACGAAAAACTACAGTCCCTCGCTGAAGGACTAGAATACGATTCAGAGGATCAGTTTAGAGATAAACTAACTGTCCTCCGCGAAAACTACTTTAATGATGTTTCAGAAACAAACGAACTTGCCAATGAAATTGTGGGTGACACAATCAATGAGTCGGCAGAAGAGGTACACGCCCCCTCCCTCGACGGTTCTATGAAGTTCTACTCTGATATGTTAAAACGGTCTGCCAACGTAGAAAAGCAGACGAACTTTAAGGGTTGATACCCGGTAAATTATCTAAAGTATTCCAAATTAATTCAAAGGAGAATTCAAAAATGGAAAAGCAATTTGTTACCGAACAACTCAGAACTAAGTGGGCACCTGTTATCGAACATGCCGACATGCCCTCAATTTCTGATGATTATAGGAAAAACGTCACTGCCATTCTCTTAGAGAACCAAGAGCAGTATCTCAAGGAAGCAGCACCCGCCAACTTTGGTTCGGGTCTTGCAGGTGGAGCAAACACCAACGGCAGTCATGACGCTGTTGCTGGTTTTGATCCAGTTCTTATCTCGCTCGTCCGTCGTGCGATGCCCAACCTAATGGCATATGATGTCTGTGGTGTTCAACCCATGAACGCTCCCACAGGACTCATCTTTGCTATGAAGGCAAAGTATCTCACTCAGGGCGGAACCGAAGCACTCTTCAACGAAGCATCCACTCACTTTGCAGGTGGTTCTGCTGATCATGTCACTAATGACGCTCTTGATCCGCTACTCACCGTTTCGCAAAGTGCAGGTATCGGTGGTTCTACTTTCGGTGGAGCAATGACAACCGCGACCGCTGAAGGTCTTGGTGATGTTGCTGCAAACAACTTTAACGAAATGGCGTTCTCGATTGATCGTCAGTCCGTTACTGCTAAGACTCGCGCCCTCAAGGCAGAGTACACCACTGAACTCGCTCAGGATCTCAAGGCAGTTCACGGTCTTGATGCAGAAACTGAACTCGCTAATATTCTCAGCACTGAAATTCTTTCTGAGATTAACCGCGAAGTCATTCGTAACATCTACCAGACCGCTAAACTCGGCGCACAGCAACCCGACCTACTCCACAAGGGTGCAGGTTCAACTGGTGAAGCGATCGCTGCTGGCGGTTCCGCTGGTCTTTCTGGTGCTTACCAGAGCAATGGTGCAGGACTCTTTGATGTCGGTGGTATCTACGACCTTGAACTCGATTCAGACGGTCGTTGGTCCGCAGAGCGTTTCCGTGGTCTAGTCTATCAGATCGAACGTGAAGCAAACGTCATTGCCAAGGAAACTCGTCGCGGTAAGGGTAACATTCTTATCACTACCTCCGACGTTGCTTCTGCTCTTGCAATGAGTGGTTTCCTCAACTTGACTCCAACTCCAAATGTTCCCAATATGCCTGATGATACTGGTAACACTTACGTTGGTACTCTCAACGGTAACATCAAGGTCTATGTTGACCCCTACTCCGTTGCAGGTAAGGATTACTGCTGCGTAGGTTACAGAGGTTCCTCGCCATACGATGCTGGTATCTTCTACTGCCCATACGTCCCACTCCAGATGGTTCGTGCGGTCGGTGAGCAGACCTTCCAACCCAAGGTTGGATTCAAGACTCGATATGGTATGGTCAGCAACCCATTCGTTTCGGATGGTACTGATCGTTCGGATCCAGCAAGCACTGCTGCGGTTCGTAGCAACCAATACTACAGAATCTTCCGTGTTGATCGACTACACGGCGTATACGGCACCAACGCCTGATACTAATTCTTAGGTAAACTGAACGGAACAGGGAGAGGGTAAAACCTCTCCCTGTTTCTTTACCTACATACTTGTATGAGTACACCTCCAAAAAGACAAAATCCTTTTGTGGACAGTAACTTTGTTGCTGGGTTTACTGGTGGCAGAGAGAATCTTGCAAAAGAATCTGTTCTTGATAGACAACCGGTTAGTCAAAACTACATCTATCCACCGTATTTTCAGTTTGTTGTTTCTGCTTTGCCTCAGATGAATTATTTCATTACAAAGGCAAACCTACCAGATTTTGGTTATGACTCTGCTTTGATTCAAGATAATCGTTTCGCTTCCATCAAGCATCCTGCCAGTAAACTAGGTTTTCAGAACTTAGAAATATCTTTCTTGGTAGACGAAGACATGAGTAACTGGAGAGAAATTTCAAATTGGATTAAACGAACTAGTGTAATAGATGATCATTTTGACATCGACGAAAACACCAAAGATCACTTCTGTGACGGTACTCTGATTGTTACGAATAGTGCCATGCAACCAAATATTGAAGTGTTGTTTAAAAATATGTTTCCTATCAGAATCACTGGATTTCAATTTGATAGTTCTGTTACAGAGTTAACTCCGTATGAATCAACGGTCACGTTTGCCTATGATTACTACGAAATTAAGAAACTGTGAATTAATTCCTTGACTTGACCAAAACCTCGTGTAGACTCTGAGTGTCAACGAAGGAAAAGGGAAGAAGTATTAGGACTACATTATGATAAACTTTAGAGATTTAGATAATCTGCTTGGCAGCACATCGGTAACCGTTAAAAATAAAAAGTACACGGTGGTTCTTCGTGATTTGATACCCGACCTATTGGGTAAAAATATCGAAGTCCTTCCCACATCAATTGATGAGTTTTTTGATTTGTTTGATGATGATGAACTTTTACTACATTGCAGAGATCCCGAAACTGGGTTCATACACAACGACAATTCGGTTACCATTAAATCAATTGAAGATGTTTTTGGTTTTGATTGTTATGTGTACCACTATAATAATCACGAAAAAAATAAACAAGATCTCGTAAGAGAGACACAAAAAGAAGTTTTAACTGATCCAAAGGATATGGAACAGTTCGAGCAAACGAATAAAAAACAGTCTTTTCTGAAACGAGATTCTTCGTCTGTTAATGATCTACGTTCCGCGTATATGTCTTGCTATGATCATTTTTATAAAATTGTTCTCTCTGGCAAGTATATCGATAATTTAGATATAACCCAGTCGTGGGCAGTCCATACAAAACCGAATGATATTAATAAAGAACAACACCCCATGAGATATCATACTCATTACATGTCTCCTGTATGTTCTGTTTATTATCTACAATACGAAAAGGGGACAGGTGGACTTTTTTCTCTTGAAAATCCTATACGCCACCGCTATAATGATATCATGCAGTTTGAGATGCTGAGTAATATCGGAGTTAATTCTGGGTGTAGAATGTCAAAGGAAATTGAAATAGAAGAGGGAGATATTGTTGTGTTTCCCGGCGGTCTCCGACATGCAATCACGCCATACACTGGAAATAAAACTAGGATATCCATTGCCTCGAACTCAATTGTTTCTCCTATACGGAGTGGTGAAAATAAATATCTCTTTAATGTGAGTGGTTATGAACTTTGATAAAATAAAACAGATGGTCTTACAAGACTGTGAAATCGACGAAACCCAACTGGACACGGAGTCACTACGTCTCCCCCAGTTACATAATAAATATCTGAATATCTACTTGGACACTAAACTTATTCTTGAGAGAAAACAGAATGAGTTCAATCGGTTGCGTCGTCTCAAGTGGGAATATTACACAGGAAAGATGGACGCTGAAGTTCTTGAACACATGGGGTGGGAACCATTTGATCTTAAAATCCTGAAACAAGACATTGCCATTTACATGGATGGTGACGATGACCTGATTACTCTACAGGAACAGGTTCGTTATTACAAGGAAATGTGTGCGTACCTTGATGCAACCGTTAAAGAAGTTACATATCGTCACAATAAAATCCGCAATGCTATTGACTGGAAAAAATTCTTAGGAGGACAATGATGAGTACACTTAAGTTAATGCAGAATTTGGATATGTTCGGGTTTCCTGTATGTGTGTTCAACAATCCCGTTCATGAAAAATATAAAGATGCTTTATTACAAGAAAAAGAAATTAATAAGGTATCATGTCCAGTGGGAAGTGATACTCCCCACACTTACATGACTGGCATACACGATGAAGTCCAGTTTATAAAAAGAGAGTCCGAATCAATGTCTTCCCTTCGGGAAGTTTTTAACGCCTGTCTTGATTATTATTATAATGATGTGCTTAAAACCAAATTTATTAAGGGTACTTCGTGGGAGTATCTTCGGTCTTGGTGTTTTTCTTCAACAGAACATTATCATTCAGAGAGAGAACAACACTTTCATGGACATTGGATGTCTTGCGTGACTATTCTTTATTACTTGGACTATCCTCCGGGATCTGGTGGTTTGTCTTTTAAGAGCGATAATAATAAAAATAGTGCTTTTTATTATGTTGAACATGAAGGATTGAATAATATAAAAACTGTTCAAGCACAGGAGGGAACTGTCATGTTATTCCCAAGTTGTTTACTCCACGCTGTAGAGAAGTCTTCATCAGAGGCATATTCAAAAAGGTCTACGATAGTGGCAGATACATGTCCAAGTGTTATCGATCCTTGCCCCCACGACCTTGCGATGAACGCTATTCGTATAGAGAGAGTTCCACTTTCACTAGTTTAGTTCCCTAAATAAAGGGATGAGTGACCTTTTAATAGAGAATGTTGATACGGTAAATGTTAGGGTTCGCTGTGAACGTAGTATCGCAAAAGAACTCTCTGATTACTTTACATTCAAAGTCCCCGGTCATGCCTATATGCCTGCGTACAGAAAACGCATATGGGATGGACAAATCAAACTCTACAACATGTTCTCTCAGCAGATCTATGCAGGTCTTGAGAAGTATGTCCATCGCTTTGCAACTGAGCGTGGATATAAGGTAGAGGCAGAACCAAGAAAACCGCATTCATTTACTACAGACAGTGTTCGATCCTATATGGAAGATCATTTAACACTGTCTATTGGTGATAAACCTATCAAACCCCATGAACATCAGGTGAACGCCGTCACGCACGCTCTGAGGGACGACAGGGCGTTGCTAGTGTCTCCCACGGGTTCGGGTAAGAGTCTAATCATTTACGCTCTTATGCGTTACCATTTGGATAAAATAGAAAATAACAGAAAGATCTTGATCATCGTTCCAACCACCAGTCTGGTTTCGCAGTTGTACTCCGACTTCTCGGACTACTCCAAGATTTCGTCGTGGCAGGTGGATCAGAATTGTCATAAAGTCATGGCGGGAGTCCCGAAGGATGATATCAAGCGAAGAGTGATTATCTCTACATGGCAGAGTATCCATAAACAACCAAAGGAATACTTTGATAAGTTTGCAGCAGTATTCGGTGATGAATGTCACTTGTTCAAAGCAAAGTCTCTAACGGGTATAATGACTAAACTAGAGGACTGTCCAGTCCGTATAGGAACCACTGGTACACTTGATGGTTCTCTCACACACAAGTTAGTTATTGAGGGGTTATTTGGTCCTGTACATCAGGTCACAAAAACAAAAACGCTGATGGAAAGAAAACTCTTGTCAGAGTTGAAGATAGATGGTATACTGTTAAGACATAGCGAAACGGTTCGCAATGAGATGAAGCGAAGCACATACCAAGATGAAATTGACTTCATCGTGCAGAACCAAGAACGGAACAAGTTTATCTGTGATCTTTCCTCGAACCTCAAGGGCAATACCCTCGTACTATTCCAGTTCGTTGAGAAGCACGGTAAACAACTGCATAAGATGATGGAAGAAAAGAATCCAGATAAAAGAGTCTTCTTTATACACGGTAAGGTTGAAGCAGATCTACGAGAAGAAGTCAGGCGTATTGCCGAAAAAGTAGAAGACGCAATCATTATAGCATCATATGGTACATTTAGTACCGGTGTGTCCATCAAAAGACTACATAATATTGTGTTCGCTTCACCATCGAAGAGTAGAATTCGTGTGTTGCAGAGCATCGGTCGTCAGTTAAGAAAGTCGGAGCATAAAGATGTCGCAAAACTCTATGACCTTGCAGATGACCTATCTTGGAAAAAACACAAGAATCACACCCTTCGCCACTTTGAAGATCGACTTAAGATCTACGAAGGCGAGGGTTTTGAACACAAAATAATCAGAATCAATCTGAAGGAGGATTCACATGTCTAATAATTACAAAGTCCTTAAGTTACGAAGCGGCGACAGTGTTGTCGCGGAACTCATTGAGAACTCAAAATCTCATATTCGTGTAAACAGACCAATGGAAATTAAGTATATGCATTTTATTGATGCACTTGGTCGCAAGCACGAAACTATGATCCTTGTAGATTGGTTAAAATCAACGACAGTAAATACAGTTAAATTAGAAAAAGACTTCATCCTTGGTATTTTTGTACCTAGTCCTGATGTTGTTCCATCTTACATTCGAAAAAAAGATCTAGACGATCATGGTGGGTAGT